CCGCTGGAGCAAGACTTAAAACATTTGGTGGAAGAGCCTCTGGAGCTGCACCTTTGGAAGAGCTTTATAGGTTTTGTATCGCCAAGTTCAAAGGGGCAGTTGGTCGTCGTCTCAATTCCCTTGAGTGCCATGATATTCTCTGCAAGATCGGGGAAGTTGTTGTTGTGGGTGGAGTACGACGCTCAGCAATGATTAGCTTGTCTGATTTGACAGACGATAAGATGGCTCATGCTAAGGCAGGTAACTGGTGGGATGGACAAGGACAACGAGCATTAGCTAACAACTCAGCTACCTATGAAGAGACCCCAGCAATTGGTCAGTTCATGCGTGAGTGGACTAGCATTTATGAGTCACACTCTGGTGAGCGTGGTATCTTTAATCGTGAAGCTAGTCAGATGCAAGCTGCTAAGAATGGTCGTCGTGATGCAAGCTATGAGTTTGGTACGAATCCGTGCTCAGAGATTATCCTGCGTCCGTATCAGTTCTGTAACTTGTCTTCTTGTATCATCCGCAGTACAGACACCTTCGAGGATATCTTGAACAAGGTTCGTTTAGCTACTATCTTGGGTACATTCCAAGCATCGTTAACTAACTTCCCTTACCTTCGTAAGATATGGCAGAAGAACACTGAAGAAGAAGCACTCTTAGGTGTGTCGATGACAGGGATCTTGGACAATCATTTATTGAATGACCCAGATGATGAGGAATTACCAGGACTATTGGAGAAATTACGAGATGCTGCTGTTGCTACTAACGCTGAATTTGCTGCTGCTATTGGAATCAATCAGAGTGTTGCGGTTACGGCTATTAAGCCCGAAGGAACTGTATCACAACTCTGTTCTACCGCCTCTGGCATTCATCCTCAGCATAGTCAGTATTATATTCGTCGTGTACGAGCTGATAACAAAGACCCCTTAACTCAGTTCATGTTGAAGTCAGGGTTTATTGGTGAGCCTTGTGTGATGAAGCCTGAGTCTACAACAGTATTTAGTTTTCCTGTTGCAGTAGCTGAAGGTGCTTTGCTTCGTGAGGACTTAACTGCTGTTGAGCACTTGCGATTGTGGTTGATTTACCAGCGTCACTACTGTGAGCATAAGCCATCAGTCACTATCTCTGTCTTAGAGAAGGAGTGGATGGAAGTAGGGGCATGGGTGTACAAGCACTTCGATGAGGTTACTGGTGTGTCTTTCCTGCCAATGGATGGAGGAACATATCGACAAGCACCGTATGAAGAGTGTACTGAAGAGGATTACAAGAAGCTACTTGATCAGCAGCCTAGCGGTATTGATTGGGATAACTTCCAGGAGTATGACGATAATGTCGAAGGAGCACAGACTTTAGCCTGTACTGCAGGGGGATGTGAAATATGATTTTAGAACTACACTTTATATGCGGTTTGATGTTTGGTTTTGAATATGTAGATCAGGAAGAAGCAAACTATTATGTTCTTGATCTAGGTATTATTCGTTTAATGTTAGCCTCTCCAAAAGACTAGCACTTTATGGCAGCCCCTTCGGGGGTTGTCTTTTTTACTCGTAAGGACGAGTCCCTTTTCTATCAATGATTAGGGCTTGTTTCCTTGGAGGTGTACTAGGAGTTAAAGGAACACTGATATGTACCCAGCTATCAAACTCTCTGATCAGCTGGTCATACGGTAAGTCCTTCATAATTAATGTAGCTACAACCTGATCAGGGGTCATCCCCGATACACGAATATCTGCAGCACACCCTACTCGATGCTGACTAGAATCCTTAGATCCAATAGCATCATTCACCTGCTTAGACCTATACCCACTAGTAACAGTAATAGACCTACCTAACTCAGACCGTACAGTCTCTAAGAACTGACACAGTCTTACCAGGTTCTGGAACTCTATGTCAGTAGGCTTATTAAGCCAACCATTACGAGCAGCTGTCTGCGATGCAGTCATCTCTTCATAGGTGAAGTGAGGTGTTATCTTCATTCTTTCCTAGTTTTCATATCCATAATCTTCTCTAGTGTACGACCACCAAAGTAGAAGGACATGATGAGCATACCCCATTGACCTAGTAGTTCTACATAGGCTTGGTGTGCATTCATTCCATAAGCAGACATCAGAGCAAACATAAAGTATCCTGTTAGGATCGCTATAAGGGTCATAGGACGTATGTTCTTAGACAACCAAGAGTCAGACATCATGTCAGCTTCTTGACGCTTAGTAAGCTCCTGAGCCTCTACAATGTCAGCTTCCATCTTCTTGAAGTCACCCTCTTGCTGCATCTTCAATAGTTCTAGCTGAGCCTTAGCCTTGTCTTCAGGATTAGGAAAGAACTTATCTACAAGCTTCATACCTACATTAAGGATTGTGTCTAGTGGAAACATTATTGTACGAAGCTCCCGAATGGTACATTCTGTTGTGGCTCTTGTGGAGCAGCCTCTGGTAAAGTAGACTCTTTAACAATACCGTACATGTAGCGTGGCAGGGTAGAATCAAGGGCATCAACTACTTGTTTTAAACTAGCAGGGTTCTGTAGCTTAAAGTCCATAGTGTTCTTAATTGCTTGTAGCTTCTGCATGCCATTACGATCCAGTAGGAGCTGTTTGATAGCATCGTCTGTATCTGTCCTTAACTGAGCTGTTTTAGCCCTGCTAATAAGCCTTACAGCCTTCTGAAACTTACTAGAGATACGATCACGCAAAGTAGAGGCAACATAAGGCACATCTAAACCAGGAACAATTTGACCAAGTACGTCTACATCGCCTGTCTTAATCGCAGCTGTCACCTTAGAGATATCTGCTTTCTGAAGAGCATCTGACATAGTTAAGATATCTTTTACTTCTTGTTGATATCCTTTACCAAACACCTTGTCAATAACAGCTTTGTTCTTAGGGCTGGTTAAGAAACCAATACCACCGTCAGTACTGTTACGAGCCTTCTCTACCACTTCAGCTTGGATGTTACGCATCACTGCTGCAGAGGTCTTCTTATCCAACTGAGACAAGTCCTTAGTAATCTTACCAAAGAAGCGTGGATCAGTGAATAAGCGACTAGCTAGTTCAGAGTAATTAGGGACAGCGATGCCATCAGAATCCTTAACACTTAAAACAAAGTTATCAGCTACTTGTTTTTCAGCTAAGGCAACCTTGTCATCTAAGTCTTTACGAGCCAACTTAAGAGTGCTGTCATCAAATAGAGTTGCTTGTAGCTTCTCACGCATACCAGGAATCTGATCAATAACAGCAGACTTGTCCTTGATATACTTATTCAGTGCTCGTGAATCTACAGCATCATTCTTGATTACCTTCTTGTACACTTCAGACATCATTGCATTGTCAGCAATGGTAACACCTTCATTACCACCAGCTTTCAAGAACTGACGAAGAGTCTCAGGAGACTTAACAATCTGAGGTGCTACCTGATCTGCATACTTCTTAGCATCGATGTCTTTAATGCCTTGTGAGCCGAATGGAACACCAATCTTCTCATAGTACTGCTTATCAGCATTTATCAGAGCTTGATTCCAATTGCCAGGAATCTGTTGACGAGCAGCATCAACCACATCCTCTAGCTCATTGAGACGCATCTTAGCTACTTCATCCATCTTAACAGATCGTTGAACACGATTAATCTCTTCCTTAAGCGAGATAACATCTGTGAACGAAGCAGGGAAGTACTCACCATTCTGAGGAGCAAAGTTCTTGGTGATAAGGTTATCTAGACGAGTCTTACGACCAAAGATATCCTGCATGTTGTTTGCTACTACAAAGCTGTGAATATCACGAACACCTGTATCGGGCAGAGTAGCACCTGACTTAGAAGCACCGTTCTTGATAGCTTCATACATTGGTGTCATCTCTGCTTTAGCAGCTTTAGAACGGATATCAAGCAATCGTTGAGTATCTAGACCTAACTGAACATTATCAGGCTCAGGGAAACGAGTAGCCAAGTCATCCAGTTTATTGTCTACTGATTCACGAAGCTTAATGTTCTTATTGATCTGAGTTGTTAGCGGAGTCTTAGCACCAGAGATAGGTGTATAACGATTACCAAACAGGTCAGTACTCTTTTGATCTACGTTCTGTAAGAATGTGTTTAATTCTCTGTCAATCTCTTGACGCACACCAGGGTTAGACTTAACTAAACGAGTTACTTCTGTTTGAACGATTGGGTTATCACTCATTGCAACAAGTAAAGGAACATCACCTGTACCTACTACTTGACCAACACGCTTGAACTCATTCATGATAGCATCAATGTTCTGGCTTGGTGTGCTCCTCGCTATGAGGTCTAATAGACGCTTAGCTGCTCCAGAAGCATAGGCTTGACTAGCTGCATCAGGATCTGCTTTAACCATGTCATACTTGGTTTTAAGTTGCTTAGCAAAGTTAGACAGAGTACTAATGCTCGTCTCTAAAGCTGCAGCAGGAGCGATACCAGCAGCAATACCAGCCACTTGACCGATAGCTTTACCAGTTCCTGTATCTTCCCCAGTGATAGCCTTTTCAGCTTCTTGACCTACGATACCACCACCACCAGCTGCAGCACCGATACCAAATAAACCACCAGCTCTTCCTACTACAGGAGCAACTCGTTCTACAACAGAAGCACCTGCTCTTAAAGCACCAGAACCTAAGTAACCTAAAGGATCTGTAAGCATACGAGCACCGCTACCAACTACTTCAGCAACAGCACTAGGAGGAGGCATCTCTGTCTGAGCACCAGTAACCGTACCAGCAGCTTCTTGCAGACGCTTTACATTCTTACCGAATCGCTCAACAATACCGCCCTTTGCACCCTTACCAACTAGATTAGCAAAAGGATCAATAGCAAAGGTATCAATGATAGCTTCGCCTAAGACAAGACTATCTGTAAGACCTAGTTTAGCTTGATTAGCAATGTACTGAAAGTTACTGATCTTATCTTCACGAGTAGGCTGATCAACAACTTGTCCTTGGTACTCTGTCCAAGGCTCTACAGATACAGTTCCTGTTCGTGCAGGGGCTGCTTGATACTCTTCCCAAGGATTCGCCATTATTGTGCCACCTTAACATAGTTTTTCTCATCTGCAGGATCACCACCTTTGAAGCGATACCCACCACGAACCTCTCCAACTTTAGGAGGTGCTTTAGGCATCTTGTAAGCAGGAGGCAGAATAGCATCTCGTGTCTCAGGAGCAATACGACCTTGATCAAGAACTGTCTTAGCCTTTTGTCTTCCTGTCTCATACTGGTTTGCTGAGTATTCTTCAAGAGCTTTTACACCTCTTAGAACATCATCAATCTTAACATTAGTAGGAGCACCAGTTAAAAAGCTATTAACACCGTTAATGATATCAGAAGCAAAACCAGCAGAACCAAGAATAGCCTTAACTTCATTCTGACCAATCTGACTGTCTCCAGCAAGCTTAACTAACTCACGCTTAAACTGTGGCAATACAGTAGGATTCTTTTTAACCTGTTCGCCAATAGCAGCAATACGACCAATGTTATCTAAAGCTAGTTTAGGAGCTTTAGTATATTGGCTAGTGATATCCATTGCTTGACTTAAGACATTAAGAGGAACATTCCCAGGAGCAGGAGCTACACCAGCAGCAGCAACACCCTGCTTCTTAGCTTGTTCTTCAGCATCATAGATTTGAGCAGCTCTAATAGGGTCTCCACCAGCACGACGTAATGCGTCTTGATATAGTGCTTGGTTCACTCGCTCACCAGTTGCAGGAGCTTGTTTAGCTACACCAGCTTCTTGAGCAGCTGTTAAGCCTACTAGTTGTTGATACTGAGGAGAAGCTTGTAATGCAGCAATCTGCTGTTCATTCAGTGGTTGTCCACCAGCAGACATCTTAGCAATCTGAGACTGAACCTGAGCAGCAATAGGAGCAGATACAATACCTAACTGTTGGGGACTCTTAGTAACTGTCTCAACCCTGTCTAGGTACATCTTATCAGCAGCTGCTTGTGCTTTGGCTGCTTCTTGTGCAGCATAGGCTCTTGAATCAGCATACTCTGCAGGTAAGTTCTCAGCTACAAAGCGGAAGTACTCAGCACTGCCAGGAGTAAACTGTGCATCAGCTTGCTGCTTAACATCCATTACAGCTTTCTCTTTCTTCATCGCAGGGCTGTCACCCATCAGACCGCCAATCAAAGCACCACCTAATTGACCAATACCGATACCAATCTTCTCATAAGGAGAAGAAGCTTGACCAAATAAACCAGCTAACATCTTCTGTTGCTGTAGTTGTTCTTCTCTTGGATTATATCCTAGTAAACCTGTAGTAAAGCTTGGAGCAATAGCCATGATATTTTCCTTATTTTCTACCAGCGTATGCTGTAGCACCACCGCTGATTAAACCACCCCAGAACTGAGCATTAGCAGCATTAGCGGCTTGAGTAGCACCATATTGAGTCTGAGCAGATTGGTTCATGCCTTGCTGATACATCTGAGAACCAGCAGTTTGACCAGGCTGAGCAGCTTGACCTAACTGAATACCTAACTGATACGGCATCTGAGCCATCTGTTCTACTGTACCAGATACACCTAACTGAGTCTGTAATGGAGCAAACGCACCAGCCATACCAGTAGCTTGAGTACCAAGCAATCCAGCACCTGTACCAAAGAGACCAGCACCAAAGGCTTGACGCTGTTGTGCGGCTTGTTCAGCACCAGCAGCTAACTGTAAGTCTTGCTGAGCTAATGCATTGTAGTATGCAGCTAACTCAGGGTTAGTTTGTTGCATTCCACCAGCAACTGTACCACCAGTAGCTAAGCCTTGACGACCAGTTTGAAACAACTGATTACGGATACTAGACAAAGCTTGTTCACGCTGAGGAGCAAGAGCAGCTTGCTGTGTCTGCATGTATTCTTGTCTAGCTTGCTCAGGAGAAGTAGCTAAGTAGCCCTGACCTAAACCAAAGAGTTGCTGAGCAGCAGGAGATAATGCTTGTAGCTGTTCTGCTTGCTGTCCTGCAAAGCCATATCCACCAGCAAAGTTACCAAAGAGTTGATTCTGTAGAGCAGCTAACTCAGGAGCAGGAGTATATCCAGCAGAAGAAATATAAGGTATTCCTGTAGCAGGATCTGTCTCACGAGTAAACTGAGACGTACCAAACCGAGTTGTCATCCCTACAGGACGGAACGCAGCAGCAGCTGCTGCGTCTCTAGCTGCTTGGGCTTGAGCTGCAGAGGCTTGTTGCCCCGCTGCTGCAGTGCTGTCAGACCCTGTAAAGATATTAGCTATATCGCTTACTAATGTGCCCATTATAATCCTCTACTATATATTAAATACATTCTGTTATCCTGTCCCACAAAGGGTTGAACATGTTTAAAACCGATTGTCTCTGAAAACTTAATCAACTTGTTATCTTCTTTGTCTAACATAGCTGTTAAGGGTACTGTTACTAAATTCTGTAGTACATCTAAATCTTTAAGGTATTCTTTCTTTACTTCTGGTGTCCACTTAAATACATCTGTATGAAACCAAAGCATGTTACTGTATAATTCTAAGTACATCGTATAATCTCTACGATTTACTACTGGTACTTTGATCAAGCTGTACGCTTCCACATACGAACAGTAATGTATGGTTGTACGTTGGCGTTAGTTCCACTAGAACCAGTTGAAGCTACTGTTGTAGAAGTGGATACAGAAATACCAGTACTTGCTGCTCTAGTACTGCTTGTATCTCCATAATCAGTGGCAGCAAGTCCCGCACCATTAGGGAATGCTTCACCGCTTGAACCTGTTGAGTGTGAGTGTTGTGGGTCAGTTACAGTGGATGTAGAAGTAGCTGTGTGGGTGTGACTTACTACAATAGCGTCTTTAGAACCGCCAGTTTCTTCTAGTGTGTCAAACAGTGCATCATCAGTATTAAAACCAACCATAACACGACCAGCACCAAAGGCTGTCCATGTACCAAAACCTAGTAAAGTTGCTGGGTTAGTTGATACAGCAGCGTTAACATAGATAGAACCTACTGGATATATAGCAGCTAAAGCAGCAGTTACAAACGCTGTAGTAGCTAACTGAGTAGTATTAGAACCAGCAGTAGCTGTAGGCGCAGCAGGTGTACCTGTGAATGTAGGAGATGCAATGTCTGCTTTAGAGCTGATAGCACCAGAGATAGAGTTAAACTCGTTATCTATCTCTGTACCTTTAACAATCTTGTTTGAATCGCCTGTAGGTAGCGTATCTTTAGTAGCAAAGTTAGTTGCTTTGGTGTAATTACTCATAGTGTTTTACCTGTCTTAAGGAAGAAGTCTATCTTCTGAATTGAAAGAGGAGTACCATCAATGTCAGACTCAAAGCCTAACTGAAGAACTGTACCTGAACCTGATGCTGGAATGTTAGCAATATCTAAAGCGATACCGTTAGTGTAGGTAGCTATGTTGTATTCTGCTGTGTTATACTCAAACACCTCTACACGCTGTAATATAATACCACGAGAGAAGTAGTTACGAGTATAGTCATATCCCCACTTAATAGCGATAGGCTGATTAGAACCACCAATAGCTGTTACATTGATACGCTTTAGAATCTTGTTTGTAGTAGCAGAACCAAAGTCAAAGTAATTAGTGAAGTATGTCATACGATACTTAGCACCGTCATCTTCATACAGATTGTACTTACCAATGTATCCTGCTTTACCAATCAATAAGTCCCTAGCCTGTGTGACACAGAATGCTGTAGGGTTAATCTGTTTCCAAACAGTAGTTCTAGCTGCACCATTCTGCAGTACACCCCTGGTGTCAAAGCAATAGGTAAATCCTGAACTAGGTAGAGACAACAAGTAAAACGCATCTGTAGGAAAGTAGGTAGCCTTAATGTTCTTAGCTGTCTCTGAGGCTACTAATGTTAAAAGTTCATCTCGTACATTCTTAGAGATATCTCTGAATGGTAGTGACTTCTCTTGAATCACACGCTGCAAGGATTGAACACCAGTAGAAGACAAGAACAATAAGTCTGAACCAATAGAAGCTACAGAGTCTCTAGCAATACAGCCAACACCTACAATAACATCTTCCAGCTTCATCTGTGATGGATCTACTGGGTTACTATAGACAACAATATGCTTAGTACAGAAGATGATTAAGAAACCATTATGATCTGCTATAGCTACAATAGGATCATTATTAGGAACTACTTCACTAATGTTAAGGTATCCTGATGTACCAGTCTGCCATTCAGCAGGGTTTAGTAAGTCACTGAAGTATACAGTCTGTCTGCTACCTGCCATGTCAGCTACCCAGACACGACCATAAGCAGTCATGACACAGTTAGGGGTAAAGCTAGTTACAGTCTGTCCTACAGGTAGATTAGTAGCTACATCGCCTAAACGCTGAAAGCCATACGAACCAGTATGAGCATGAGCAGTTGCACCTAACTTATGAAATAATAAAGTAGGTTGTCCTTCTTGAACCAAGATAGCATGTCCTGAAGGAGTAGCTCCTGTGTCATAAGGCATACCACTGATCTGCCAGTTATCATCACTGATAGCATAGGTTAAGTTAGCTGTATCAGTACCGTTACGAACCACAGCCTCTGTTAAGGTAGTAGTTCCAGTGTATATCTTGTTGTTGGCGGCAGAGATAACTACAGTACCATCGTCCTTAATAAGCTCATAGACAGCTCTAAACGAGCCTGTAGACGCTGCAGAGGTGTTGACCTTAGTCCACCCCTTACGAGCACCGATACGACCGTAACGATCGATTACGCAGTTATTAGCCTCTAATGCAAACCCACTGTCTAACTGAATAGAACTATCCTGAGTGTTTAACCCAGAGAATCCAGGAGCTGCAATCGAGCCAGTTGAGAGAGCTTCAGCCATTAATAAGCCATCCAAGCAGATTCTTCAATGTAACGACTAGACTCAATAGCGATAGCATCAGCTAAGGACTGGTTATAAATGAATGCCATTTCACCTGCTAAGATACCACCATCTTCACCACGCTCTGCGATAGCCCTTGCAGCAGCATTGAAAATGACAGGCTCAGAAGGAACTAATAAAGTATCAGCATCAGCAGACAAAGCTACTTGTGGTTTGATTACGTTAAAGCGAATCTCATAAACCCCATTAGGAATAGGGAATAAGTCTACTTGTGTGTCTCCGTTGGAGTTTGTACCGTTGAAGTTGTAATACGCAGGAGAACCCTTTTGTACTGAAGTTAAGAGGAACTGGTCGTTCATCCAACGAGTAGTAGCATTCTGAACGATAGTATTGCTAGTATCGTTTAATACATCAATAACCCTAAACCGTTGTCCAGAACCAACAAGGACATAGTTAAAGATGTCTGTACCAGTAGAGGCAGTAAGTGTTTCTGACAATGCATTCCAAGCATAGGCATCTTCTACCTGACGCTTAGCATCGTTAACGAACTCACCGATAAGCTTAGAGTAAGCATTATCCGATACGGATGAAACCTCAGTTTCCCGTAGTCTTCGTAGTACAGAATTTACAAGTTGGACGTAGTTCATTTATTTTCTCTATGTTTATTTAAATATTTAATTGCAGTTGCTAGGTTATCTATATTTTCTTTAAACATTCCTAGTCCTGTGTTGCAATTAATACAAAGTAAATCTCTTACTTTTCCTGTTGAATGATCGTGATCTACAGCTAGTTTCTTTTTATTCTCTGTTTCATCTAAACCACAGATTGCACATTTATGGTTTTGGTTAGCTAATTTATTATCATATTCTTCTGGAGATAAGCCGTATTTACTTTTTAAATTAGATTTTCTTTGAGCTTCTTTACCTTTAGGAGTGCTTATATATTTCTTAACAGCTTCGTTATTTGTTTTTTTATTATATTTTTTATTAGCTTTTTTCTGAGAAGCTAAAATAGTGTAAGGGTCGAAGTTATCAAGGTTTGCCATAATATATTATAACACAAATTTATATAAAAGTCAAGCTTTATTTACCACTTAACCTTGTCAGCCCAGTATGCTGCACTCATCTTACCTTTAGCTATATTAGCTGCATGCCTAGCTTTGAAGCTCTTCTGACGAGCCTTCTCTCCAGGAGTCTTAGGAGCTGCTCCAGCACCAGATACACCTTGCTGTCCAAAGCGAATAGTCTTAGTCTGGTCTCCAGATTTAGCTACTACTACGTGGGATTTAGTAGGGTGGTTAGGTGTCTTCTTAGGCTTGTTATAGCCACTAACACCTACCCTCTCTAGCTTACTGTCTTTCTTCATTTCTTCTTAGCTGTCTTAGCAGCATCCTTAAAGTCTTTAGCCGAAGGAGCACCTTTGCTACCTACCTTACGCATCTTCTCACCAGAACCAGCAGCTATACGCTTCTTCTTGGCAGCGATGTTGGCATATAAACCAGGCTTAGTAGCCACGACTCATACCCATCTTCTTAGCTGGTTTAGCTTTAGGAGTAGTCATCTTAGCTCCTGTCTTCTTAGCATACGACTTAGCTTCTTTCTTACCCTTAGCTGTGTATGGGAACTTCTTGTCTTTGACCATTGGCATGATTACTTCCTTTTCTTTGGTTGGGGTTTAGATTGTCCTGCTTTTGATAGGGCTATTGCGATTGCTTGTTTCTGTGGCTTACCAGCCTTCATCTCTTTACGGATGTTAGTAGAGATAGTCTTCTGTGATGTACCTGATTTCAATGGCATGATTAACTTCCGTTCTGATAGGCTGTGGATTGTACAATCTCTACTGTAAAGATACAACTCATAGTAGCTCCTGCTTCAGGAGTAGCAGTAACATAGTCGAACTCGTCCATAACCATACGACCTTGGTTGAACTGAAGAGCATCTCCTGCTCCTAATGACTTAGCTCCTACGATAGGAACAGTAGCAGCTTCACTAACATCATGTACTGCAGCAGAGATAGCCTTAGTTGTTCCACCTGAGTTAGCTAGGAACAACAGTGTAGCTATCGCCTTGCATCCTTTAGGTACTGTATAAATAGTATTAGAAGCACCTGCAGTAAGATTCTTAAATACTGTGAGTTCTCTCATGATTTACTTTTTAAATATCATTTCAGACACATAGCTGATGAACGCACCAGCAACTGAGGCAACACCCATCAATGCCCACAGAGAACCTTTACTACGCTCTGCCATAGCAACTAATCGTTTAATGTCAGCATCCATTGAGTTCACCTTATGCTCTAAGTTCTCAACAGCGTTAACTAACTTACCGTACTCTACAGGATTGATGTCACTCATTTGTTGCGCTTTCTACAGATGGGTTTTCTAGTGCTGCGATTCGTGCTGCTTGTGCGTCTACGGTTATTTGTGGTTTAGTAATTTGT